ATCATCACGCAAATCATAAGTAACTCCACCTGTAGTAACTGATAATTCAACACTACCTGGTTTTACTTGTTCACCAAATAATTCTCTTGGTATACTGAATAACCTTGCCTCTCCGTGAAGTTCTCTTTTGTTACGAATAGTTTTTCCATATGTACGATATGGTTCATCATTTTCATAATAAATGTTTTTAACCATAAAGTAATTTGGAATATCATAGAATGTACCATATCGATATCTACTTGCAGATGGAATGTAATCACCTATAGATTGTGAAAACGCACTACCTGTTAAGAATGCCCTTGCAGAACCACTTACGGCACGAAGTACAAAATGTCCACTCCCACTATCGGTATTAGTGAGAGTGAATTTTTTGTATGCCTTAAACGGCCTTATTGACTTATCTGATGGGTCAATGTTTTTTAACATTTTACTTTCCCTTAGAAGTCAAGTTTAACCTTAATAATAGCTTCCCTTGAATATGATTTCAATATTGGTTTACTTAATTTAGCAACTGCTAACAATTCATTGTCATCATTATATAGACCAACTTGTGTAACATATACTTTAGGGTCTTTGAAGAATGATGAGTTTGTTAATGAACCATCTGAGCCAGTAAAGAATGTTGGGTTAGCACTAAAGTTATATTTTTTATTAGTTACCCTACAGAAGAAGTTAGTAGAACTAATCTCTTCCTCTCTACGAACTTGGAATTTAGCACCATCTACAATCTTATTATAAAATGCTCTACCATTATTATCAAATGTATCTTGACTATAAGATGTAGAAAATCCAAATGAAGAATCTAATGTTGTAGAGTTTAGTAGTAGAATTCCTAAATCAGGATAAAAACTACCAACTGCTCCACCTGTTTGTGATGTTGCGGCTGTTTTAATAACTCCTGTTCCTGTTTCAAGTGAACCACTAACAATATTGAATACTCTTCCACCCTCATTGACTGTTGGATTGTTTGTTGCTCCACTATCGTCAATGAATTTAAAGTTACCAAGTTTCAATTCCCAATTACCTGGGTCTACTTTTTCTCTCATACGAGCTCTGTTGAATGCAATGAAGTAAAATGTATCAGATGAACTTGGTGCACTTGTGAAAGTAAACTTCTCAGTTCCAGGTGGAAGTAACACATTTGCAAATTGTCTATAATTTGCTGCTGTTTCTCTGTTACCATTGGTACCACCTTTGGTTGCTAATAAATTACCAGCTGAACCACTACCGAAGAAATGGGCAAAACCAATATCAAATTGGACTTCGGCTGCAGAATTATAAGCTGCCTCTGATGAATTTGGTTCATCATGATAAATACTTAAAAACGAACCTGTTGCTGTTTGTGTAGAAGAAGTATAGAACGAAGTTAATGTTCCTGTTCCACCACTAAAGATACCACTTGATACCTTTACTCGTTGATTTTCAACTACATCGTTATTATAATCGAATCTTGTAAATACTGACATCTCCTACTCCTTATAATGTACTTGGGTCTGCCTTAATGGTTACTGCAATATTATATGTAGCACCTGTCGATAGACCTGTTACTGTTAAGTTGGTTGAAATATCAGCTGTTACAGAACGAGAAACCAGATTAACTGATTTACCTTGTATTGTTATTGAACGCTTTCTTTCTTCCTCATTCAAGAATACTGGTGTAGTAGCACCTACATTTACTGAAATATCTGCTAAATCCGTCTCGATTTCTTTTTGAATAAATCGTAATGCTGGATTTCTTTCGATATCAGCAAGTGAAAATTGTGGTATTCTTCTTCTTTGATTTCTTCTTCTACGTCTTCTTACTTCTACAACTGGTGTTAAGTTAGCAATTGTAGCATCATGTAATGTGAAAGAATATCCTGATTCAGCATCACTACCATTTCTTGTATTAGGTGAAACAACTTGAGTTACACCTGGACCATTGAACACCAATGTTGGTGATGGTACTTCCAAGATAGGAAGTTTTGCAGTATTCTTTGGAAGAGATACTAATTTAAATCTCATTATTTGGTTTTCATCTACAAATGATTCTAATATAGGCATGTTCTCTATAACACTACCATAGTAATTTGAACCATTTGGATGAGCGGTATCCCATAATCTGTAATCAACCTCATCATCGGCAAGTGCGAACTTTGTGATTTTGAACTCATCTTGTCCTCTTGCTAATAACTCTCGACCTTTTTTGGTTAATACAGCATCAACCGTTACGCTTGTATTGTTTAAAAATCCCATTTTTTACTCCTATTGATTTGAACTTAAGATGGTTGAGTTCATATATAAATATAACATTACTCACTTTTTAATCTACTTTTAATTTAGATTCACCAGATTCTTGTGTTACTAATCTGGTTGGTGATGTAATTGTTATTTCTACTGGGTCTCCACCATCTATTGTATTATCTTTTGTTAATAAATTTCCTTTATAAAAACTTCTAAATAGTGTAGTATCATATGCCATACTTTGATATTCAGATGGATAAAATGAACTACTATATTGATAATTACCATTTAATTTATATTTTGGATAATTACCAAATCCATTTGCTGTAGAAACACTTAATGAACTTGTATAAAATGCCATTTTCTGTTCATTGTGTTCACTAATTCTTGAACCACTTACAAATACTTGTACTAAATCTGTAAAATCTGAATTAATACCTCCAAAGGTTATACTTGCAGTTGCATATGTAGTTCCATATTCTGTTGTTGGGTCTATTTCATCTAATCTTACTAATGTAGGTAATCCTAATGTACCAAGTGAACCACTCTCATTATTATGTACATTTATTACACCATCCGTAGGTGTTGTTACTGGTGCCCTACCATAAGTTGGGAAATCACCTGTAAAACTAAATATATAATCTGAACCACTTTCTCTTGGTGCAATTTTAATTCCCTCTCCAAAATGACCTGCATTTTCGTAATACAAATCTTCAAATTCAGGTAACTTACCTATTACTTCTTTGTTTCTTTCTAAAATATTTGGTTCTATTAATAATCCTACATTTGAATTTGCTCTCGCAGGTAATAATTTTTTTAATTGTATCCATAAACTCCTATCATAAAAGTTTATCAATCTCATATAATCCCAAAAATTATTTGTTTTTGTATATTTTCTAAAATAATTTCTTTGAGTTTCTTCTAATCCACGATAACTATATTGATATTGGTCTCGTGGGTCTCCAATATCTTGGTCAATATTTAAATCTGCTAAACTATAGATTATATCTTCATTCACAACATCAGTAGGTGAGAAGTAAACACCTAAACGATTACTATCGATTGGTGCGAAATCTTGTGATGATTGTTCATTACGAATATTATGAGATAAATTACCACTTAAAGTATTGTTCTCTAATCTAATTTTTGTTGCACTTCTACGAGTAGGACCGATATTCGGAACTCTTACTTGTTCTAAATCAACTAAACTTCTATATGAATTACCACTAAATCCGACTGCACTTCCACTATTGTGATACAATCCTTGTGCAGATTTATCATCGTTTGCATTTGGTTGTGCATTTAAATCTACATTATCACCCATTGTTAATCTAAATAATAAATTATCATAAGATGAACCTGTAGTATTACCATTATATGCCTTTGGTGTTCTTATATGATTCTCAAATACACTTTGTGATAATGGTTCACTCCATAATCTAAACTCCATTAGAGAACCACTAAATCTTGTATTATGAAAATTATTATTTGCACCACCTATATAAAAATCTGTATCTGTTACGAATGCTGTGTTTATATCACTCGTGTTTGTACTGATACTTGATGAATTAGAATAAACAATTGTTTCTCTTGAAGCATCATATTGTCTTGTGGTTAATTCATATGTAATATTTTGTGTAGCAGTATCTGTAGTTAAATCTGCACCACTTGCAGACCTTCTTGTCAACATCACACTCCACATTTCATCATTATAAAATGGTAGTTCTGAAGATGTTATAAATGCAGTACCACTACTTCCACTAATACTAAATTGTAATCTACCTTTATTATCAGTTTCACCATTATCTGTTAATTCTATTGCCCACTTATCTTCTGATTCAACAATAACTTGATTTTTAGATTCAGGACTTCTAAATCTAAATTCTATTGTTTGTGGTTTGATACTTGTTGTGGAGTCATCTTTCCAAGGTAATTTTAAATACTCACTTGATTTAAAATCTAATGCATAAGTAAACTTTCTTTTTACTTCATAACTTACTCTATTTGAACCTTCTGGGTCTGGTCCACCATATTCACGAATTCTTAATAACGAACTCGGTATACCATAACAATTCAATAACCCTTTAATTGCTCTTGCAGTACCTTTTGTTTTCATAAAGAAAGGTAAGTTTGCAAGTATTCTTTTCCATATCTCTTCAGTAATGGTTTCACTTGGTGATTCATTTAATGCACCACCCTCTATATCTTTTCCTAAAAAATATGTTGGAAGTATAACTAAATCATTTCCACTATTGATTTCAAATCCCATAGATTTAGCAACTTCCTTAACAATATCTTTTGATATACCCTCACTAATTTTATTTACTCTTTCATTTATATCTGTAAAGTGTCTTAAATAACTCCATGTCTCATCAAATTGTTGTCCAACCATATCCATAAATTCTAAGAATACTTGGTTTTCAGAATCACCACGAACATGCTCTGGTAAATTATTTACCAATCTATCCATATTGTTTCTATCATAATCTTTTGCATAACCTTTCCAAGTATTATACCAAGTAGATGATGAACTTGTATGAGTTAATGTGTATGGTGATGATGAATTATCTTTTGGCCATGCAGAATCATAAAATTCACCAATAGAACTTGATTCATAACTTGATGAATAAGTGTATAGATAATTTTCATATGGGTCAAAAGAATTTATTACTTGTCTTTTCTTTGTATCTAAAAGTTGTCTTGTTCGTGTAGAACCTGTTACATTAGTCAAAACTAAACTTGAACTTGTATAATACTCTACTAATTCTATTTTCTTTTTAAAGTTTTTTAATCTAAGTTCTGCAGAACTAAATTGTACAAAATTACCAAACCCATAATCAGTAGTATCAGTATCAATTTTATTTGTTCGTTTTTGATAATCAATGTTTAATTGTACAGGTAATAAACTACTTGAGAAAACTGAATTAGTAATACTTTCTTTTGTGCTATCATCGGTACCAATTAAATCATTTCTATTTCTAAAATTAGTACCTGTAAAATCTATTGGATTTGTTGTAGAGTTTAAATTTGGAACTCTTAAAAATAAATACTCTTCTTCATCATCTACAAATGGAATAAGTTTTACTGTATCTACATATGGTTCCATTTTCTCTTCAACAAAACAAACTAAATCACCCTTTTCTAAACCATCTGGTAATGGTTTATATAATTTTATGTATCTTGACTGTCTATCTGTAACCTGTCTAACATCATCTGAATCTGCAGTGTATTTTGGTGCATCAATTATATTAATCATTAAGTGATATCCTGCATCACTAATCATATAATTGTTCAATCTTTGAATTTTATTTTTTCTATAATTTACATAAAACTCATCGAATATTTTTGTACTTAAATCTTCACCACTATGTTCTGCCTCTGTTGCACCTTGCTCGTATGTTACATCAACACGAACTTTATTGTAATCCAAAACCTCTACAATCTTTGCAACATAATCAATTGGAATATCTGTATAAATTGGTTTAGGTGGTATAGGTCTTGGTGTAGGTTTGACTTCTTCTTCTTTTATTACAATATCTTCTATTTCTTTTATCTCGTCTGGTTTTATTATTATTTTTTTAGCAACTTTTTTAGTAAATGGTTTTATTGGTTTATTAACAATAAACTCATTTGTTGCGTGAGATTTAACAGGTACAGGTGTTTTACGATTTACTTGTTCATAAAACTCTGGTGACATACCTGTGGTAGAAAGGCCAAAATCCATCTCATCCTCACTATTTGCAAGCCTTGGTGAAGAAGTTGGAAAATCTATACGAGCAACTCTTGCCTGTTTTTGTCTTGTAGCACGATATGGGTCTATCGCACCTCTTGCAGCTCTTTCTTCTGCCAATCGTTCTGACCTCGCAGATTGTTTCATCTTAAATCTATTTCTTGATTCAAAGAATCTTTCTTTCCAAGATTTCATCTCATCAGATTTCCACTTACCTAATGTTGCACTAACTACATTATCTGCATATATAGTGTGGTGTTTATCTAATTGTAAATTCCAAACATCAGTTGGTTCTCCAAAAAATTCTTTACCAAGTTCACTTGCAAAATACCAACTACCTTTATGAAAAATTGGATGGTTATTTGTTGTGATAAGTTTACCAAACTTTACAAATTTATCTCCATATGGTAAATTTTCTTTTGTTACCTTTAATACTTTTGCATACCCTTGTTGAGTTTTAACTTTCATACCTGGTTTCATCAATTTGATTGATATGGTACGATTATTACTTAACTTTACTTTTGTATCTCCAACAAAACAAACACCTGCATAATCATCCCAACCTCTGATTTCATCATAATCATTATCTGGTGCTGGCGTTTCCTCTATCTCCTCAACGATAGGTTTAGGTTTTTTTCGTATAAGTCTTTTTTTAAATTCTAAAAGTTCTCTTTCATCAAATTCATCTGGTGGTGGAGGCGGTGGTGGTGGTGGGTCTGGTGGCCACCCATTTGGTGGTGGTTCTGGTAATGTTACTTGAGTATAATTGTACATACCTTTAATAACAAGTTCTCCCCCTACCATACTATCTGTAAATCCTCGTTCATCAATACCAGGTGTGAATATTAAAACATTCGGGTCTGTTAAATCAAATCTAAGCTTTCCTGCCTGTGGTGTGTTTTGTTTTGGTGTATACACCATATCTTTATTGATAGATTTAAAATTCTTTTTATACGGAATATTTTGTATATCTTGTAAATCAACTTTTAATTCTTGTCTATTTGGTGTGATTTCTTTTATAACATATTTTAATGGTTTTAAGGTTAATTCTTTTTGCGTTGTTTCACCTTTAGAACCTTTATCAGTAAAAAATTTTGTTACACCATTTACCTTACGAGTAGTAGTTTTACCAACATGCACAAATCCCTCATCGTTAAGTAAAACTTGTTTCTTAACATCACCTGCAGTTTTTCTTAAAAAAATGTATTGTACTTTGTAAGTACCATCTTCATATCCAAGTTCTCTAAGATGTCTACCAGCATCAAAATCTACTGTACCCTCTGTAGTTATATTAAAATTTTCAAATGGTTTTAATATTTCATCTGTAAGTAGATTATCTTCTAAATCATAAACATATAAATGACAATAATCGGCACCTCTTCCCCAACCAGTGTAATAAGTTTTATTACCCTCTAATTGTAGTTTATCTTTACCCTTTAATCCAAACTCTAACATTTAATAAATTCCACTCCAAGTTCATCGTAATCTACACGATATATTCCAAACAATTTATCAACTGCTTGTGGTTTTGTTTTCATAACTTCTTGTGCCATTACACCTTTATATCTTTGAGTACCCCATATGTATCTAAACTCATATGTATTAAATCCATTTTCTGTACCAATGAATTGAATATCTCTTTTTAATCTTTCATCACTAAATATTTTTTTAAACCATTTTTTAAGTCTTCTACCAGTCTTCTTAACTACATTTTTAGTTTTTTTAGGTTTTGGTTTAGGAGCAGGAGGAGGAGGAGGAGGAGGAGCGGATGCTGATTGATTATTTAAAGATGCAATTTTAGCAGTTAAGTTATTGATTGCATTTTGTAATTCTGTATTTAAATCATTATATCTATCTATATCTGCATTGAGTTCTGCTCTTAATACTTCAATATCTTCACCGGTATCAAGGTCTCCCTCATCATCAATATAATTTGGATAGATATCTCCAAACTCTATTTCATTACCAAAAAAATTTATAAATCTTTGCATATCACTTGATTTTTGATTTAATTTTAATCTTACATATTGATATGGTTCATCAACTGATTTAGTTTTATCATCACTATATGGGTCTTGAAAAGAAAGCAATACACCATTCTCATCTCTTATTGGAAATGTACCATCTGTGTTTGAACCAGATACTTGCATTCGTTGTAATTCCTTTTGTCTTATTCTTAGGAATTCTTGCTCATCTGCCTCCAAGATATTGTTGTAAAATTCACTTTTACTGCGTGCTGTTTTATTTAAAATGTATGGCATTTTTATCTCACTACTTTGAATGAATAATCATCATCATATATCATTGATGTTTGGTCTGCACCACTTCCACTCACAACTTTAATTTGAAATCTATAATGTCTTTCTGGTTGAAATCCATCTAACCATAAATTAAAGTAATTACCTGTAGAATCACAACTCACAATAGAACCTGTACCAAATGGTATGATTACATCTTCACTTGTAGCATCTAATACTGAGTAATAAGTACCTTGTGTTAAACTTCTACTTCCACTTGGTAAATATTTTACAGTCAATGCTGCTGGTGTTGTATCGAATCCACGAGTAGGATATAGTTCACGACCAGTGAATCTAAATTTTACTTTTGATTTTTCCTTGTATTCTGGTTTTAAATTATTAAAATAAATTTTTAATCTATCTAAATCTGTTGAACTTAATGCACTTAAACTACCTGTACTCCAACTTGAATCATCCCACTCTACTTCTAACTTTGGTGGAAAGATTGTATGTGTTTCACGAGAAAAGTATTTTAAATGTCCTTGTACATCGGTGTTGTGTTCTGCAGAACCTGTTGCAGTTGTTGGGTCAAAGATACTAAATCTACTTTGTGATGTATGTAGGTTTTGTCTTTTAATTATAAATCCATAATTTGGATATGTTGAACCACTATAGATATGATTCTTTACCAAATCAGTAACATCCATTCTGATATCATCTGTTTCATAAACTAAAGTTTGTGATGCACTAACTTCGTATGCCGCACCTAAACTTGATGTAAACCAAGTTCCACCTTGAGTTAAACTATCTCCAACCCATTCAGTTTTTCCAGTATCATTATCACGATACTTCCAACTTGCACCATCACTTATTGCTGGATTACTATCTAACTTACCTGTACCACCATTCCAACTACCACTAACAATATATGCATATATGGTTTGTTCAGATGCTAATTCCTCAGAACTTGCATCATATAAATTTAAATAATACTTTGCATCACTTGGGATTATTCCACTTTGTACTGATGATGAAATATAACTATAATCAAATTTCATCAAAATACGAGAAACACTTATTGTGGTTCCTGCAGAATTCATGTTTTTTCTTATTTCAAGAATTTCATCATGACCAGTGTTGATTGAAGAAGTAACTCCACCTTCAAATAAGGTGGTATCTGTTGTTGGATATTCAAAATAATACATTATACATTCCCTACTACTCTACCCTCGATATCGGTATTAGAGTATTTTAGTTCGAAGATACTTGGGTCAAGAGATGCATATACAATACCATCTTTTGTTGCTGCTTGAATATCATATACATGTCCACTATATCCCTCTGAACTTCTAAATTTATTCTCAATTACAACTATTTGTTTCTGTGGATTATTATCTTCAGGTGGAATTACACTTGCCACACCATCCACTAATGAAATCTTATATGCAATATCACCTAATATAATTGGTTGTCCAATTTGCCAATTATCTATATTAAAGTGTTTTTTAACTTCCTCAATACATTTTAATAATACTGAATTTTTATTATATCCTCTTTGTGTGATAATACTGAATCTTACACCAATGTTTACAATGTATGCATCTTTAATATTAATTGCATCCGTTAAAATTCTATATTGTGAAAGATAAGTTTTTAAATTTTGTTTTACCACATCGTTTAAAACAACTAATTCTTTTCTTGCATTATATCCTAATGTATACAAATTTAAAGCAAGTGGATTAGGTATTGTTGTTGCACCTGGTTGTCTTACAATTTTACCTCGTTTCATTATCACTTGAGTATTTAGTTCTAATTGTTCATCTTGAACAATAAATGCTTTTGCAATTGCACCATATTTTTGTGGTAATGAATATATTCTTGTAATATAATCTTCTCTGGTTACTGCTCTATTCTGAGCATTAAAGTATGCTAATGCACTTTGTCTAACCATCTCGGGAGTTTCACCATCTGCTCCACCTGTTGCTGGTTCGGGGTTTGTAATAGTAAGACTATCCTTTACCTCTTTAACAACTGATGGTGTTAAATTTGTTTCATTTATTGTAAAATTAATTTTATTTTTCTGTGATAATTCACCACTCATAACATTATCTAAATTACTACCCCCATAGGTGTAAGTTACTGTTAATGCAATATTACCTGGTGCCTGTCCAAAGGTTTTTGTTTTTAAGAAATTACTTGGGTCAAAGGATGCATCTAATTTTGATAAACCTGTACTTAATGAACTACCAACATTATCTGGGTTTGGAACAATTTCTTCATCTGCGTTTGAACTAATACCTGCTCCAAATCTTAATTCTGTTTTACCATCACTACGAGTGTATGTAGTAAAACGATTTGCAGTTTTTATTAATTTTAATAAAAATGGAGCTGCATTTAAATTATTAGAAGAATCTGGTGTTGCATCTATAGTGTTCTCAATATCAGTAAAGACTGTATCTTGTGCCAAGAAAGGAACTTCATACCAAGTGTTTCCATCATCATCCACTACTGAAGTAATTTCAATAATATTATCTTTACTTAATAAAACTTTATCAAACTTTTTAGCAGAACCAAATGTAAATGTTTCTGATGTTTCTTGTCCACTTTCAAGTATTGCTTGTTTTGTTAATCTATAATGTGTTGGCGTTTCACCATCAAATTGTGATACTTTATCTGTTCTTAAATCATAACTTGATGAGAATTTAAAATTGATATCACTTAATAATCTAAATGTTCTACCACCTTTACTTGAAAATAAACTATCTGCATCTAATCTTACTGCATAATCTAAATCTGGTACATAAGTATCTCCACTTGCAACAGCAGGAACTTCTATACTAACATCACATATTGCACTTGCAGGTGAGCTTAATCTTGGTTTATATCCAAATGATTGTGCAATTTTAAAAATATTTTTCTTTTCTTCTGCAGAGTGTAATAAAGTTTCACGATATTGATTATCTACATAGTAACTTAACATATCACCAACATAAGATGCCATTTCAATAAACATCATACCTGGTGATGATTCGTTAAAATCATTATAGGCAGTAGGATAATATGATTTAGCAAACTCAATAAGATTTTGTCTTATTGAACTAAAATCTCTACCAATATATTGGATTTTCTTTTTTTCTGTTTTTTTATTCGTTCCGTATTCTGCTTCTATTGGCATTATCGTACTCCTTGTTATTGACCAGTATTAAATGTAAATGTAATTGATTCTGGTACTCGTTCATCATTAACACTAACACTAAATTCTAAATTTACAATAATGGTATTTGGATTACTATTCTCTGTAAAAACATTAATATTCTCTACAGAGATATAAGGTAACCATATTCCCATTGCCTCTATAATTGTTTCTTTAACATTATCAAATGTATCTGGTGTTATTTGTTCAAATAAAATATTCCACAAATTACATCCAAAATTTGGTTGTGCAACTCTTTCCCCTTTTCGTGTTAATAAGAGATTTTTTATGTTAGAAGATGCCTGTTCAATAACAGTACTTGCTCTTGGAAAAAATCCAACATTATCACTTTTATATGTAAGTGGAAAAGTTAATCCAAAGTAAGCATCTCTATCTTCATTGATAGTTCTTACTGATGGATTAGTTAATGTTGTTACATTTTCAGCCATTATTTTTTACTCTTCATCTTATCGTGTTTCATCAAATCACTATAATCTCTTGTAAGTGCATTCACTAATGATTCGGGTACTTGTTCTGAAGAAACTCCTGCCTCTTTCATAGTCATTGCAGCGTTTATATTTCTTTGTGCTTCTTTATCACCACCTGCTCTCATTGAATCACCATATCCTAATAGTTCGGTAGCTCTTGATGAATCAAATACTCCGCCACCCATTGTTGGATACTCATCCATTTCATCAGCCTGACCTAAACCAACTGTTTCATTTAGAACTTTATTCAATGATTCATTAGATGTATATTGAACTGATTCTCTTTTCTGAATTGGTTTTGTAACTTTCTTGGGTTTTGGTGCAAGAGATTTTAAAGAAGATTTATTCTCCTTAATAAATAGTTTCTTCACCTCTTTTTGTACTTCTCGTTTTACAACTTCTTGTATTATTTTTACAAGGTCTTTTTTAGTCATTATTCACTCCTTTATGATTTTTTTATGAATCAACTTTATACCCTACAGTAACAATTGGTGGTACTGATGGTAAGGTAAATATTATCTGTTTATGATAATTATCAAACCCCTCAATTAATTGGTCAATAAAATCATCTAATTCACCATTATCTTTTTTAACATAACCTGCTGTTGAACCTGGTGTAACAATATCTGGTCCTGCAGTTGCACCTGCCCAATATAATGTTAAACCTGTATCTAATGCATCTCCGAATGGCATAGTACCATAGGATGCAAAACAGGCACTTAACATACTTAGTAATCCACCTTTATCACCGGTGGCAGGTGCCATTGCTGAACCACCACCACCTGTTTTTACACATTTATCATATGAATCAGATATTACTACTGCCATATCTTCTTCATTATAAAAACCTTTTTTGAATTCTGCTCTTAATATCTCCCAACTCATTATTCTGTAAAATGTTTTTTACTTAACATTCTTCCTACTGCAGCTTTAGCAGATGCTAAATCTCCTGCACCAGGTACAACTTTGACTGGACCCGTTGGTGCCAATAATCCACTTTCTAATATAGAAAATACCAAATTAAATACTTCTTCCACCACATCACCAAATGCAACTGGATTACTTGCATTATTACTACCAACTTTTGTTAGTGGTGTTTCGATAACAGTAGATGTTGTTGATGTAAGTGTAATGTTGTTTTTACTTGTTAAAAATATATCATCTAATTTTGAATTTAAAATAATTCTATCAGAACCAATATAAATCTGATTATCTTGAAATGAATCTAATTGTTTAGTAACTTCAGATTCTTTTGCAGGTGTAAATTTTAATTTGTTTTTATCATCTAATGTTTGTTTAGATGTGATATATAAAGTAGAACCATCTTTATCTGGTAGTTCAGTAATAGGTTCTCCAATTTTTTTCTTATCACCTGTTTCTCCCTCTTTATTTAAACCTGTACTGATTAATATATTTGATGATTCAAGTTTATTGTTTTTTATATCACTACCAAATCTTATTCCTTGATTAAATCTTCCTTGAAAAATTACATCACCATCTTCTGGTAATAATCTTCTTGGGTCTGTATCTTTATAATTTTTAAAAAATTTACCTGTGGATAAATCACTATCATCACTTCTTTCAATTGTTAATCCCTCATTCGATTTTAAAGTATTTAGAACTGGTCCTTGTGAAAGATTATGCCTTGTATTTTCTGTAGTGTCTCCCTTTAAATTTAAGGTAGATATATAATATCTTTTTCCTAAATACTCTACACCAACAACCATTTCACCAATAACGGGTGTGGTATTGATTAAAGGATTTAATGGACTAAATGTTTTTAAAGAATCAATATTTTTACCCTCTTCCGAATTAACATATCTACCAAGAATAGAACCAACTTGTCCATAATCTGGACTTCCATCTTTTAATTTAGGAAAAGTAGAAGTAGTAGGGTCGTTGTGTACCTCTATCACTTCAACCGATTCCATTTCATAAAAAAGTGCATCATCTGCCGCAATTTCTCTTACTAATCTGATGACGGATTCTGTACTTTGTAATCCACTTGAAATCGGTCCAATCCTTGTGGACGATTCTTTTTTTCTTTTATACATTTAGTTTAACTTTGCTGTTATGTTATCATTATGGTCTTGTAACTCACTAACCGTATCGGTTATGTTTTTCATTAATTGTTCTTTTTCGGCATCTGTTAAACCAAACTCACCTTCTGAATCTGATTTATTTCCTGCCTGTGCTAATCTTTGTACGATGGTTGCCAACTTAACTAATTGTTCATCATTCTTTACATTGATTTCTAAGTACTCTTTCAACATAGGAATGATTTGTACGGCCGTATCGCCATCTTTGATAAACCCAACTACTTCTTTCATTAATACTTCTAATTGTTGTTTGTTTCTTGTTGAGTTATCATAGATGTCTTTGAACACATCGGATAAGGTTTTACCCTCAAATATTTCGAAATCTATTGCCATAATTTTACCTGTATGATATCAATAATAAATATTAAACTATGAAAAAATCGTTATATATATTTATATACTAATTTTTTTTTCTAAATATATACAATAGTTATTATATGTCGGTGTAAAATCCGACTTAATTGATAACTAACGGGAGAAAGACCATATGAAGGAAATCATAACACTCGTAAAAGGATACATTAATGACCTAGCGGATTTAATGTTATCTTTTGTAGCCATTGGTGCGATTTCCGAAGTAATCTTTGGAAGTGGTATCTTCGGTGTCAATGTTATTGGTAACCTAACATCTATAATCAACACATTCGGCGAATCAGGCTTCGCTGGACTCGTCGCATTGTTGGTGTTAGTGGGTTTATTCCGTAAATAGTACTAATCGGATGAATATAAGAAAGGGAAGAGATTAATTTTTCTTCCCTTTTTTATTTTATACTCCTCGTTGAAAGTATTTCACCAAAAAGTATCCAGCAACTGCAAATCCTGCAATTACTAAGTAACTTGTAAACTCCATCATTTACCTCATCTGTTTATTACAAAACCTTTAATCAAACCAACTGCCAGTTTGTGTAGTTTCTACTGAACCAGTGGCTAAGAATTTTTTATGTAGATTGATATGATGTTTCTTCATCACATTGATAACACGAGTAATGTGTTGTGTGTTGGAACCAGTCATCTCACGAATCAAAATGTATAATGCCTTCTTATTAAAGTTCTCAATATTATGTCTCATATCAATCAACTCAACAACCGAGTTAGCAACATCCAAATCTTTTTTTCGTTTAAAGACTGTAGTAAGATTATTTCTCCAATATTCTGCAAGTGATTCTAAGTATTCTACTTGTATACTACTCCACTCATCATTTCTCATTTCAGTAATTGGGTCTCGTTTATAATCAGTTGCTTCTTCACCATCAGTTTGTTTAAGTTTTTTATAATTGTTATTGTTGTGTAGAATTAAGTAGTTCTTAGCAACAATACTGAAATAACTAAATGCCTTACCCTTACCCTCTGTGAACTTATGCATATTCATATATAGAAAACTTACTACCTCGTGTTTAACATCTTCACTCGGAACATCAAAGTAATAAAACTTAAATGTATGAATGATATTTTCTGCCAACTTCTCAAAAGGTGTTCTGATATGTTCATTGTAAATTCGTTCCCTCATATGTGGACGAGTTTCTTTATTGTGTCTGATGATTGCATCTTCTGTTCCTTGATGGAAGTAATATCTTGGTGAACCTTTTGCTGCTTTTCTTGGCATTATATCTCCGTTTCTGTTATGGATTCTAATTCATTAATTGTATCTTTGATACCCTCAAAGACTGTTCCGATTTCATCATCGGATTCGAACTTACCCTCTGAATCTAATTCATCGAGTACATTTTTCGTTATGGTTAATCTTGCTGCATAATCTTCAATCCAACTCTCTAATCTTTCTACTTTTTGAAAAAGATTCCAACTTGTATATCCAAATGTTACTGCTAAACAACCAAGTATTATTTCTACTATCATTTTTTCTCTCCAAACAACTCATCAAATAAATCCTTTGGTGAATCACCTGTGAGTTTAGTTTCTACTTCTGTCTTTACTGCCTGTTTGATATTACCTACAGACTTTGCAACTTTTTCTTTTGCCTTTACATCTCCTCGTGTCCATTCATCACCCTCAATGAAAGTTGCCATAACATCTGCTTGGTGTAGAATACGAGCAATATGACTTCTCAATCCAGTCTCTGGTAAGAAAGTTTTTAGATACTTTTCGTTTGCATCTTCATACAAACCATCAGTTAATCTTAATCCAACATACTCGTTAAATGTCATTGGAATTTGGAAGTGTTGTAAAATAAATAATGCCCTATCAGTTACAGTCATGAATGGTAACTCTGGGTTGTGATTATATATCTTACCTTGATTTTTACGATGCCATTCGGATTCGTTGATAACATAGTAATCATGTTCCATATCACCAACCTTTCCTAAATCGTGATGTAGAGCTGCGAATATTAATTCCTCATTAGTAAAATCAATTTCTGCTCCATTTTGTTCCCATATATCTCTAACTTGTTGAGAGAACTCAACGATGTTTAGAATGTGGTCAACATAACCACCAACCATTGCGTTGTGGTAATGTTCTTTTGCACTTGCGGGAGCGACTGACATCCTATCTTCGAAGTAATCATACATCTTATTTAGTTTCTCTAATCGTTCACCCTCAAATGTATTATTAACTATCTCTCTTAATTTCAGATAGTTTTGTTGTATTTGTTCAGGTGTTAATTGTTTCATATTGTTTGTAAATCTCCAATTTATTTAGTGTTAATATAAGGCTTTTTTACCATAAAAGTCAAGTACTTTTTTTATTTTTTTCCTATTGATTTTAAATACGAACCACCGATATTCCAAAAAAGTGTCTTACCCTTTAGTGTTTCGATATTCTGTTCTAACCAATACCATTGTTTCTTATCCCAAAACTCATTACAATCAAATGGTACTTCGTAATCATCCATCATATCATCAAACTCATAAGGTGATTTATCAAGTATAACATTTTTCAAATCACCAGCATGATTCTCATTTAAAATCTTTTTTGTTGATGAGAATGCACTCATCGTAATAGAGTATACTTTTCTTGATTCTGAATCTAACTTCCACCAATCATCACCATACTCTAAAAATTCTTTTATCAATCCACTTGCAGTAACACCACTTCCGATACTCACTACAAGATTATCATATTCTTTTTCTTTTAAAACTTCTTTCATTCTTTCACCCATATAACTAATATACAAAGGATGATTAAATGCTACAGGTAATTGTTGCCAACCATTTTCTTTTGCTTGTGTATTTAATTTGTTCTGCATAAAAGCCATCATGTTTGGTCTCATAGGATGTAACTTACCACCATTACCCTTAACTCTTTCTAATAATACTTTTGGAAATCTATCAGTATTAGGATATGCAGAAATAAATTCTATACCATACTCTTGACACAAACGCGATAGAACCCAACCTGTCCAACTACCATAAACAGATAAGTGTGTTAGTGGTTTTGATTTATCAATGTAATCACTTTCCATGATTCGTCTAATACCCTCTATCTTTGACCATCGTGGAAAGATATCACCATCACCAACTAAATCATCTCGTTTAACATCTACATCAATGCCTTTAAGTGAATATGTTTCTATAGGTGTTTGAATTAAATCCATTTATCAAACCCATCTTCAGTTCCGTTTAGAGTATCTCTCATACCTTTATGTTTGAAGCCAAATATTCTTTCAAAGTTATCACCGATACAATGAAATAATTTTTTTCTATTTCTAAAATTTATTTCTCTATCATTTAAAATTACATCTTCGATATACTCTTTAAAGTTTGTACCTTTTTGAAATGCCCTTTTCTCTTGGTCACATACCTCATCTGGTAGATAACCACGAAATGCTTCCGCAAGTGGTTTCTTCCATTGATTGCCTTCATCAAGGACAGGATGATTTAGATTAGTAGTATAATCTAAAAAATCCGTATCGAAAAAAGGACATCTCAATTCGATAGTTCCATAGTTCATAAAGATGTTGTTACCACGAAGTAAGTTACCATAGTATTGTTTTTCAAATAACTTTTTCCTTACATCACTCCAATCAGGTTTCTTACTGAACATTCTAAATGTACCATATGAACCATATGATTCATCAGAACCCTCACCACTAAACGCAACTTTAACACCATCCTCTTTCATTCTCTCTGCTACATAACTTTGTAGAATACCAACTTCCATTTGGACTGTTGATGGATATTCTATAACCTTTATTACTTCTAAAAATTTTCTTTTTAATTCTTCTGGGTCTCTTGGTATCTCAACCTCAACCAAAGGAATATTAATATGTTCTGCAACCATTCTTGCAAACATTAAATCTCTTGAATCTTCATCGAACTTAACTGTATAGGATACAATATCTGGTATCTTAGTACTTAACAAATAAGTAATCACACTTGAATCTATTCCCCCACTTAAACAAGTTGCAATCTTAACATCACTTAATAATCTTTTCTCTACTGCGTTATCTAACAACTCATAAGTTTTTTTATTTACTTCATCTTGATTAAATACTTTATCTTCATA